CTGGGCAGCTACGAACTTCACGAGTTCTTCTGGATTGGCCTGACTCGGAGTCACTGCACGCTTTCGAGCACAAAGTTCTTGCATCATGTCCAGAGCCAGTCCGAACATCTTTGCCTGAGTCTCTGCATCCAGATCGTCAACAAATGCTTCTTCAACTGTCTCGATTTGCTTTTCTTTTTGAATCTGCTTTGTGACTCGATGTTCAACGAGTCCCATGATCTCTTTCAGTGTTTTCTTGTTTTGCATGTCTCTATTTCTCAGTTTGGTTTTTGATGGAAAATCGTTTTATGAAATCTTGTTTCTGGAAGTCTGTTCTGAATAGTTTCGAAGAGTACAACTGGCACCCTTGGAATCTCGAAGAACGACGAGATCTCCTCGATTGACACACTTTCGAATCTCGTTGTATTGCTCATTCTCTGCATTCAGATAGTCTTTCCAACGCTTGTGCTTGATCTTGGGATTCATGAGTTTTGAGAAAGATTCATCGTCGACGTCGAAGACGGAGATGTTTCGATCTTTCTTCTTTTTTGGCCTCTTGAATGCGATGTCGAGATTTCCGACAGATCCGGTTGAGACTGTTGACGCCGCTGCACTTCCTTCTTGTTCATCGATTGTTGTCGTCATATTGTTCTTACAGTCTCCAATTGATAGAAATAATTTCTGACCCGTCGCTTCATGAATTCCTTCGTAGATAGGAATCCCAAAGATGCTTTTCTGATTCGTCTGCTGTTCAATGATTCTGACTTTCGATCCAGCAGTAAAGATCGACTCATAAGTCTTGGGATGTAAGATGTCTTTATTCAATTCAACGACGATTCCTTCTTTGAGGATCATTCGACGAGAAATAGAGATCTGTTCATCGAGTTCTTCTATAGTATTTATAAAATTGGGGATATATTCATCCAAGATTTGCTTGAATTCTTCATCAGATTCTATCCCCAGATGCTCTTTCAAAAGTAATAAAGCAGATGCATAGTTTAGAAGAATCGATTTCCCGACGATTGGAACTTTCTGAAGGAGTCTCTTGATGTTGAAGACAAGACGATGAAAGAGAGTGTAGTACTTCTTGTGTTCTGGAGGAACGTCTCGTCCTTTGATCAATTGCTTTCCGTCGGCATCGATGATTCCGACTTTGAATGCATTTGTGTCTTCCCAGCGAGTCGTGAGAAGTCGTAGAAATCGAAGCGCTGCATAGAGATCAGTCGCCTGTGAAAAAAGTCCCATTGGATTTCAAATCCTCTTACAGTTGATCTAGTTTGTTCTTTAATTCATCGTCTTCGATGACGTCGGAAATGATTCTCGGATCCAGAAATCCCAAGAAGTTCAGTGCAGTCTTGAGAGGACTCCAATGTTCAGAAGGAATCTTATGAAGAAGCATCACGCATGCCGCATCGATCTCAAAGACATTGAAGAACATGATGATGTTGTTGAGAAGCAATCGTTCATTGATCTCGTTCGTCGTCGAATAACGGGTCAATTGTCTTCGAATGTTCTTGATCTTTCCCAGATCTGCATAAAATTCTTGTGCATCGCTACATTGTCTATTGTTGTAGTATCTGATTGCGAACAGAAGAAAATTGTCGTCGTTTAGTTTGTCAAAAAGCACGATGGTATTCTTTTATTTTTATTTCTTGATGACGTCGTCGAGCCACTTCTTAAGACGGGCTCCAGTTTCAGCAGATTCGATGATGACGTAGTTTGCTCCGAGCGACTTAATTCTATACGATGACTTTGTTCCATCATCTTTCAGACAGACTTCGTCTCCGATCGCAAACAGATTCCCCGAGACATATGATTCCCTAATATCAGAATTAGATTCTATTTCAAACCAGTCTTTTCTGAATAGATCTGGTTTTGATATCAATTCCAGATTTAGTGATTGCCTGAATTCATTAAAGAATTCATACGATTCAGTAATGATCTCTGGATTCATTACAGTCTGACAAAATTCATTGAAGTATTCTTTTTGCTTCAAAGATTCCTTTATCAATTCTTGTTCAGACTTTAATATAGAATCGTATTCATCATTGATTCTTTTTATCTTCTCAAAGAAGAAAAAGCATGATTCATCCAAAATCATTCCATTGTTTTTCGTAGCAATTTGTTCGACCAAGGAATGAGATTCATTAAAAAGAATGAACAAGTTCTTATAGTTTCTTTTGTAGTACATCTCCGAAAGCCAAGATCGAATCGAGTCTTCGTCTTGTTTCATCTCGATGATGTTTCTTCCGAAACGAGAAAGATTCTTTCGAGCCCATCGCACCGAAGATTCATTTGAAAAAAGGATGACAAAATCATTTCCAATTCTTGAAGATCGATTTCTTATTGATTCAAAGATTGGATTCAACGAAGAAAAATTCGGAAAGAGGCAAAAAGACAAGTCTACTATGGTCAGACTTGATTTTTTACCTTCTCTTATGAATCTCTTGAAAGAGAGATCGATATGCCGATTGTCTTTGTTTTCTTTTTGGATTGTTGTCATGTCTGGGATCTTTCTCGTTTCACTGTCTGGTTGATGTAGCATAATCAAGAATCAAAAGCTTATGAATATTTATAAAATTAATTCAATCGACATGTATAAATAAAATTGAGGACTATGGGTCTCTCAATTCAATTTTCTTGAAATGCTCTTATTAACTTTTGGAAATTTTCGTCATAGTTTTTCATAATACTTTCTTTTCATAAAATAGGTTTGTCATATAACGAAAATGGGTCCAGAAGAAATCCAGGGTTTTGCAACTTTTCTTTCTCATGGTGGAATTGCTGCCATCATTGCAGTATTGCTCTGTGCAATCGGTGCACTAGTCTGGGAAAGATCTAGACTTTTGTCAAGAATAGAAGCTCTTACAACTCAGATCATAGATTCTAAACAGGAAGAGATGGAATCGATAAAAGAAATCATTGATTTGTATCATCAGGAAAATCTGACTTTAGTAACAACTTTGACGGAAATCAAAGGTGTTTTGGCAAACATTCACCCATCTCGTAGGTCATAAAATGATGAAAGATTTATCGTTTGATACTTCTAATCCAAATGTTATGCAGTCTGATCTGGAAAAGCTGTCAGAATCATTTAAGCTTCTTAGGGACACGACAAATCAGGTCGCATCGGAAGCAAACGCGATTGCCATGTATCTCAAAGAAAAACTTCATGACACGACGTTCAGTTTCTTCTCTGTTATAGACAACATAGAAGATCTGGTCTTAATCAAGGATGCGGAAGGAAAATGGAAAACTCTGAATAAGTTTGGTCAGAACTTATATCGTCTGAGTCCAATAGACTACGTCGGCAAGACCGATTTAGAACTCGCAGAAGCTTTTCCAGAGCATGCCAAGGGCTTTGCCTATTGTGACTATACGGACCAACTTACTTGGAAGATACGAAAATCTCGTAGAGAAATTGAATCATTCGAAATCTGTGGAAAGGTTCACCACTTTGACGTCGTAAAGACGCCGATCTATTATTCTAATGGACACAAAAAAGAATTGGTCGTCATCGGAAGAGACGTGACAGAATTGGTGGAAGCTCAAGAAAGAGCAAGCGTCTGTTCGGGAGCATTGAATAAAGCGTCAGACAACATTCTGATCGTAGATTCGAATGGAATGATTTCTTTCTCAAATGACGCTCTTCTTCAGACATTCGGATTTGCGAAGCACATTGAGTTAGAAGGACATTCCTTGTCCTCCCTGGTGTTCTTTGAAAAGAATCAAGAGTTATATAAAAATATGTGGAACACCATTCGATCGAATCATAGCTGGGTTGGAGTAATGCCGTTTAGTCATCGTCATGGATCTTCATTTCAAGGACAGATGAGTATTATTCCAGTAATGAATGGACACATTGAACCAATTTATTATATCTGTGTGATAAAGACCTGTCTTGAGATGGAAACCCATCATCCTAAGACAGGCCTGTAATTCCCAATTATGATCCGAGAACAACTCGATCAAAGATTTCGAATGCATGAGATTTTTCTAGAGATCCAGAAATAGAAACCGGTATATCTGGAGTCACGTCAGACGAGTCGAAGAGGTTGAGCTGGTATTTCTTTTTATCGTTGTCCCAATAGAGGACGGCAGTATTGCCAAAACTTGTCTTTTCAGATTTTGCGACAATCATTGATTCTCTCCCATTAAACAATTCCAACTTACTGGAAATAATTCTTGACAAAATTTTCCAATCATCTTTGCAATCATTCGAGATTCCTCTTGTGCGTGTGAATCAAATCTGAGTTTACAGACTCGAACAAAAAACATCAGAGATCCTGTCCAATACCATTCGGTCATCATGTTCTGAGGAAGGATCATTCTTGCCATCTCTGGAGCAACCCCGTCTTCCAGCAAATCATTATAGCATTGGAGCGTCATTTGACAAACACTTTGGGGGAAATATGCCTTTGGTCTGGCATAGATATTAACCACTCCAGAACTTCCCTGCTTCATGCTTCCTTCCGGACGTCCACGCCATTCCTTCGGAAACCAGAATTCTGGTTCTGAATCCACATATCGACGACTGACTTCGTTGAAACTTGCTCCAACTTGATGCTTCGCGAGTTGTCGAACAACAAAGATCGGTGCCTTTACTCGAAATTGAATTGATGTGTGTGCAAATGGACTCCAATGGTTGTGTTTTGCTAGATAACGAATTAGCTTTTCATCTTGTTGACTTAATTTTGGTTGATTGTGTTTTTCTGGTTCATCTTCAGATGTCCAATACTCCCAGTCACTGGTCTTATTAAAAGAAACTCTTGCTGCATTTACTACAGAAAGATCGGATCCCATGTGATCAATCAGATCCACATTCATTTCAGAAACTATCATAACCAGGTTTTCTCCTTTCTTTAGTATTTGAATTGTGAGAAGTCATAATCTTCTTCGTGAGTATCTGTAATTACGTCAGCATGATTTTTTGGGGTAGTGTCGTCATCTTCTGTTGAAACCACCATCGCTGCAGAATCTTCTAGATCGTAGAGTTTCATTCGGGATCTGTCAACTCCTATATAGAATTTTGAATAGTAATTTGGGTCATTATATCTATTCTTGACTTGCTTGATTAGGATTTGATTGCGTTGCTGAAGTTCATCTGTGACTATTGCCGCCAATAGTAAATCAACCGTCTGAACTAGTCCGATTGAGTCTGCGACATTGGTTGCATCCAGATCAGAATTCGCAAAACTGGAGCGATTCCCCTGAGTCAGTGAAATGATCGGAAGATTGAATTCGATCGCGAGTCCACGAACTTCTTCTGCAATAGATTTGACAAATGAATATGTATTCACTGATCCAGAAAATGCCTTGATTCGACTTGAAGAACAAATGTTCAGATAGTCAAGAAGAATGATTTCCGGAACGAAGTTCTTCTTTGTCTTGAGTTCATTCAGAAGTGCTCTAAAATGTCCAGTGTGCGCAGATCCAGTTGGATATTCCTTGATGATGAGTCGTCCCTTGGTTTTCTCGGACAATTCCTGAACTCGATCTCGAAAAACCGGTTCTGAAATCTTATAGAGATCGTTTACAGGAACGTTCATCAGGTTTGCATCAATTCTTTCTGCAATTCGTTCTTCTGACATCTCCAAAGTGATATAAAGAACATTCTTTGATTGCATGAGATACGAAGCAGCAAAATGACATAGACATAAGCTTTTTCCGCCACCAGGTCCACTCATCACGATATTGATCGTCTTTTTCGGTAATCCTCCTTGTGTAATCCTATTCAATAGATCTATATCGAATGGAACTCGATCTTCTTTGTGATGATAGAATTCGAATCTTTGTTCAAAGTTTTCTAGATAGTCATGACCCACGTAGTTGTTGAATGAAACTGAAAGAGCATCCTGAAGGATCTTGGGAATCGCATGCTTTGATCTCTGACCCTTGTCTTTTCCATCAATAATAGAAATGGACTCAATGATGGAGTTATAGATGGCTCGTTCTTGGCACCAATGCTCGGTTGTGTCCAGAAGCCAGTCGAGAGAAGTCGTCTCATCATGTTTCTGAAATGAAGACTTGACCAAAGCGATCGTCTTCTGAGCCAGATCATCATTCTTCAATTCATCTCGTTTCGAGAGATTGATGAGGATCGCTTCTTTCGATGGCGCCTGATTGCACTGGTCAATATAGTTGGAAATCTCTTCGAATAGTAGTTGGGTTTCTTTCCTCTCGAAATATTCTTTTCGAAGATGAGGAATACACTTTCTCATGTATTCCTCATTGTTCACGAGATGGTTCAGGATCAGACCCTGAACGTCTCGTGTTACATTCGTCGAGTTTTCGGAATCCAAACTCATTTTTCTTCAGATGTGGTTGCTTCTTCTTCTTCGATTTCTTCTTCGTCGGTATCGTCTTCAATCGTCAGAGCTGCCTTTGCGACAGCCAGTTCAAGAATATTCTCGATGCATGGACCCAGTGTGTCCAGGATCCTCTGATCGTCTGGTCCGGAATAGATCTTCAGGAATTCAGACTCTTCAGAGGGATAGACGATGTCATAGTCGATCGCGAGTCGAGCAGAATCTTCAGTTTCGTCTTCAGCAAACTTCATTGAATTGACTTGAAAGATCCAATTGAGAAATTCTGAATCTGGATCAACAATCTGGATACGAAACGCTTCGGTGGATTCTGCATTGGGAGCAATAACATAATCTTCATTAATTTTCATGGCTTTATTCTTCACCTGTTTTGGTTATATCAGAAAAAATAGAATTGTGCTTGAAAGAGTATTTCTTTTCAATATATGTAGGAAAGTCTGTCTGTTCAAAAATCGGAGTCCAGAATTCTTTAGCATTTTCCCAGACTTCTTTTTCTCTCCACTTTTTGTCATTCTCAATAAATGGCCTAGTATACCAACCCATCGATGGCTTTGTGACAAATTCGCCATCTAGCGCATCTTCTAGAAGTCCATAATACTGATGGATTCCTCCTTCGAATCTAATTAAATATTTGAGTCGGCTATTCTCTACAGCAAGACGCCCCTTTTTATTTACTGCTGTAATTACTGCACCATTAATTTCATCCCCATCTTTGGATTTAGCTTTAGAGGATCCCATGACGACTGCAGAACAACAAAATAGCAAACCTTTTCCGCCACCAATTGCAAGAGGTTCGTACATATTCATTGAGTCGTAAGTCTGGTTGACCACAAAGCATGTAGCACCCAATCCATTCAATATTCTTGCTAAAGAATTCTTTTTCTTAGCAATTGTCATATCCGTGACATCTTTTCCATCGATGGCATCTGCAATGGTTTTACTAGTAACCAGTCCGCCCCAAGAATCGATAATTATCAAAAGCTTATTTCTTTCTTCTTTAGTCAAATCCTTGATCGTTGAAGAAACAATCTGCTGAACATCCTCTATCTGGTTATTTTGGATTACCAACATCCGATCAATATCTACCCCGATGTTTTTTGCAAATTTCTGGTCATATGCAATTTCTGTGTCAAAGTATAGAACTTCCATGTCATGTTGCTGTTGAGCATTCTTTGCTACTTTTAATCCAACGAAACTCTTTCCAAGACTAGGAGGAGCGACAATAGAAGACATCCGCCCGATCTGGATCCCCCCGAACAATTCTCCAGAAAATAAAATGTTCAGGGTATAGCAACCAGTGCTGATAAACTTTACGGGCTTTTCTTCGAAGGTGCAAGCTTTGACAAGATTGTTTTTTTTGAGACTATTGAGTATACTCAAAAGAAAATTCTCCTATTGAATTATTCTGTAATCAGTTGAAGCCGAGATAAATGAGTATCATATCCCTTTTCGTGTTCCATGATCATGAATGAGTTTGCATCCTCGAATGTCTTGAATCGTTTTTGTTCGATCCGGACTCCCTTTGCATCAAAGACATTTACGAGATACTCAAAAGAAGTAGACGTATTTTCTGCGTTAATCGTTTCTGTCATTTTTTTAGATTTCTTTCTTGCTTTTGTTGACGAGTTTCATACGGAACGAAGAAATCTGATCGTTTTCTTCTATTTCTCGCATGATAAATTGTTGGGCAGACACATAAGAGTCAAAGCCGTGTTCATGTGAAACAGAATTCTCGACATATGCTACCACGTAGTCATATTCCGTTGGAATGTCTAGCTGGGATTTCATAATGGCATTCTACCCCGGTCAAGACCAAAAGTAAACCGATTTTTCGTTTCAAACTGTATCAGGAGATCCCTTCTTCTCCAGATTGTCAATGATTGTCTGGATACAGAACTTTGCCTTTTTCAGGTCTTTGACCGGATCTTCCTTGAAGGGAGAACGTAGAATGTATTTAACTGCATTGCTGTATTCATAAAGATGATCAAAGATTGGATCAGCGGTTTGTGGGGTCTCATTGATGATTTTATTTAAAAAAGCATTGATCACATCTCGGACTTCTAATCCATTTTGGAGTTGATAGTGATTTGGCTTTTCTACTTCGATCAAAATAGAATTAAACGGTTTTGCAAAAGGGTTCATAGTTTATCCTCACTTATTTGTGTAGACGAAAGCAATTGCACGTTCGCATTCGGGCAAAATTTTTCGGTTTTTATAAAAAGAGTCAATATCTGCATCTATTTCTAAGACCAGATCTTTTATTTCATGAGCAGTAATAGCATATTCTCTCGTGATCGCAGCTCCTGCAATAGAGACCATTAGATTATATAGACTCCGATATCTTCCCTCCTGCCCAGTCAGAGCAATTTCTCGATAGTTTCTTAGTGGCTCTTCTTTTACGAATAGACAATCTCGATAATCTGTCCATGTATATCGTTTTCCGTTTGACTTTAATTGTTGTTCTCGGTATGAAACAATTTCCTCTCTCATTTTCTCCGGAAGCATGTCTAGAAAAGAAGTCCCGGAATTAATCAGAAGATTTTCCACATTGTATTTTCTGATTAACGCATCTGGATCGATAGGATTCTTTTCGACCGACCAAAAAAAGTTGTTGTCGGATTCTGTATACTGAGCAGGAATGAAATACATCCTAGACTGGTCTTTTGTCTGCTGATCAGCAATCTCGGCAAATTCTTTATTCAAAGCCATCCAGAATCTCTGGATTTTCCGAGAGTCGTCTATCCATTCTGTCAATGGAAACACTAATCTAAATTTTGGTTTAGTCTGAGAAGAAGATGCAGTCGAATAACAAAGATAAGTCTTTTCTGGATGAAACTTGTCCATCCACCTTTTTACTGCTTCTATATCGTCAAATGGATGCGAATCGACATCCAGTGCAGCCCAACCGGCCCAAGCTACTACATTTTTATTTGATCGAGTCGTCTTGTCTTTGTAAATAGCCGGAGAGATTAGAGGGGCTTTTTTCTTAGTGTATTTTAGTTTAGAAAGATTTTCTAGGAATTTCTTGAACGAAGCCCAATCAGGTTTAATGATCTTTTTGTCGGTAGAAACGTCGTAGAGTGAATTGAAAACTGTAAGTTCAAAGGACTGTGGATTGCTCATGATGCTCATGGAAGAAAGAAATGAGTAAGTCCTCCCGCCCGGATCTGGCAAGAACTTTTCAACCAGCAATTATAACATGCTTTCTCCTGGTTTGAATACTCCCTTTCTTGACAATATTTCTGTTTGTTCTCAGAGATGATGTTCGGGATGTTCCCATAGTACCTTTCGTTTGTCGAGGAAAACTCGTTTCCTTCCAATGCAGCAGTAAATTGGACCGAGGCATGCCGGCAGAACTGAACTGGCATGGATTTTCCTGTCACCTTGGTCTCTATTTCAAGTCTTTTGACTGAATTTTCCTTAAGATCCCCGTGGATATCCAGATTATATGAATCGGGGAATCCTTGAATCCTAGCTCTTTCTCTGACAGTTAGCGGAAGTCCGCTCTCTGGATGGAATGCTCCGGTATTCTTATATAAGACATGGGAATGTTTATCTTTATAGAGTAGACAAAAACCAATTCTCTTTTTAAGAGTCCTGGTTTTTAAATCCATATACTTAAAACTTTCCCCTGGAGCAAATCTTTCTTTGACTATTTCAGAAAATTCTTCATATGTCAAGGATCGTCCGGATTTGTTTGTAGTAGAAAACTTTCCGTCTTCCATTAAAAACATATCTCTAACATTCATGTCTCGAAAATAATGTAGATGATCCAATTCCGGAATATCTTCATAAACCGGAAGATCCCCTATTACATCCCATATAGTCTTATTGTGATCCGACATTTCTCCAGGTTCAAATGAGAATCTTAGATCTTTTTTTGCTCCAACTATAAAAAATCTTTTGCGGTTCTTCTGAGTGTTTCCGTAATGATAATTCGAAATAGGCTCAAAGAAAATATCATAGTCCGGGAGTTTTTTTGAATAGAATTCCCAGTCGTAGTATTCTAGAGACCTGTGGAGATCGTCCATCAGGAAGAACTTTGGGCCAAAATACGAGACCTTATCTATAAAATCTCCTATATCTGATTCGGTTCCATCATGACTTCCAGAGGATTTCCTGGACTTACTATTAAGAACAGAATATCCTCCGCAGTTATGGACTACAAATCCATTTGCTATATAGCTATTGTCATTTTCTACTTCCAGATTATACAGTCTAACTGAATTAGATTGCATTTCTCTGGTTTTAAGAAATTTTATTTTCGAAGGATAGAAATTGAAATCCCTCATCCGGATTATTTCGTCTCCTAGGATTATATCTTTTGCCGGAACCCAGCCTTTTTCCTTTATTAGTACTGGATGATCTTCTGTAATCGTGATCGTACTAGATTTCGCTCCTTCTAAAAGTCCTGTACCAATATCAATAACATTCAATAAGGAATCTTTAGGGCCTTT